GCCCTGGTAGTCATACTCTTCGTTAAGGTCCATATTTGGATCTATACCTCTATTCCAAACGTCTGGTTTAAATCCTGCTTTCTCATACCCTCTATTGCTAATATTTCTCGCTCTCTTCATAACAATAGCTTTGATCTTTTTAGCATCTTCAAGGTCCTTCTGTGTTATCTCTATCGCGTCGGGATCTGGCTCGTTAGTACCTTGAGACATTCTGATAACGTAATCGTACTTATCCTCCATTGGGGTCATATTCTTAACCCAAGCATCCAGGTAGTGTCCCAACTCCCCGGGATGTTTCATATCGTCATGCCAGGAGCCTGGGTAGAAGTACTTTCCTACTTCTTTGCCGCCTGCTCCTGTTACATGCATTTGAATATACTTAGAGCGGCCTTCGGTAATCATTCCTTTACTCTTAAGTATAGATACAGCATCATCGTACCCATTATACTGAGTAATAAATTGAGGAAGGGCTAGACGAGCATCTCTCAAGAACTGTGCTTTAGTGTATTTGTTTTCTTGAATAGCTCTATATTTTTCTGTTAATGTCTTCATTGCCATTAATTTAAATAATCGATTAACTTAGTGCTTGAGGGTCGTTTTGGTCTCTCTACTTTCTTGTAGCCTAGCTTCTTAATATACTTAGTCGCTCTATTGTCTTTTTTATTTTTGGAAAAAGCGTAAGGAGTTGCGTACTGTGCTCCAGTTCCGGGGGTAAAACTAGCTCCCGTTCCTGTTGCGGACAACTCCTTTATTACTTCCTTAACTAATTCGGAAAGTTCACTTCTCTTCATATCTGTTCTAACTCATGTACTAGTTCATGGTATTGCATGAGATTAGAAAGAATGGAGTCGTCAACTCTTTCTTTGTTAGATAAAGGTTCGATATTTTTTACAATTTCATTTAACTTGATCTTGACTACTTCATTACCTATCCGCTGAATACCTGCTTCAATCTTAAGCACAATTTGCTCTAATTCCTCATTAACAAATGTTCTTAATTTAGCTGTAGAGGAGACTGAAGTGATAAACTCTCTCAGAACGTTTTTCTGTGAGGGTAGAAGGTCTTTGTACTTTTCGTTAAAGTTCTCTAATAAAATTTTGTATGTAAGAAGCCGTAGATCCTTATCGTACTTAGAAAATTCCTCAATCAAAGTATCTTTAACTTCATCTGAGTCTTGAGGAGTACTAGTAAGGTGTTCGAGAATAGTTACCTTGTTATCTACCAGTACTTTAGGATCAATAAGTTCTGTATTATTCTGTGCTTCTAGGAGACAGTAAAGAGCAGCAAGGGGCTTATAATCTCTAACTGGAATGGAGAAAAATTCTTTAAGATCGTAGTGCTGTTTAATCTCTTTTATTAAATCGTATTTTTGATTCTTGAGAGATTTTTGATCTAATTTTCTTGAAATTTCGGTAATTGTAGAAAGAATTGATTCCGCTTTAATTTGATTTATTCCTTTGTTTTTAGAAATAAAATCATACAGCCTAAATTCTTTAACTAGGAATGAGTTGCCTGTATAAAATTTCTTAAGAATAGAAATAGCTTTTGATTCCTTCATAGATAGGACATCAGATGCTATCTGCTTTACCAGCAGCTCATAAATGAGACCAGTGTTTCTAAATTTATTATGCTTGATTTTCATCAAATTCGTACTGTGAATTATATATAAATATCGATTAGTCTTCTAAATCCTTTATATTAGTTTCGTCTAAGAGGCTGCTCTTCTTCTTCTCCGTCTTTTCAAATACTAATTTCTTTTTTGTCCCTATGTTTTCAATGTCAGGATTCTTCAGCAATACGGTCTGAGCTTTTGTAGGACCTTCGTTCACATTATCATTATCGCTCGGGTATCCGCCTTTCATACCGTGAACACCTAATCTATCTCTTCCTCCTAAAGGATCATCTTGAGTACCTAACATAGAAAACTTCTCCCTAGGTCTACCTTCCGGATTAGGTTCTCCGTATCCTAATGGTACTTTAGGATTATCTACTGATCTTCTACCGTATAGAGATGCCAAGTCATGAGGTGTACCGTAAGAAGTACCGGAGAGTGCTGGGTCATTACCTTCATTTTCGATCTGAGTAACGCGGAAGCTTCTCTTGGCATCTTCTCTTACTAGATCTCTGTACTCAGTATATTCGTCCTCAGAAGCAGCAAATAAGTTATCGTACACATAATCAGTAGGAAATAGTTTAGACGAGATCATTTGATCTGCTAAATCCATCTTCTCTTTTAGTAGAGCAATTTTTTCCTGCTCGTAAATTATTGACGGTACTGTGAGGTTAATTTCAAAGTTAGTAAGGGACTCACCTTTAAAGCCTTGAGAATAAAGATGAACAAGAGCAATTTTAGTAAGCTCTGATTCCATGATTCTCTGAATACGCTCCACCGTTCTAGCAAAACGAATATCTTCGGCTGCAAGAGTTGCTTTACCCTGTAAATCTCCTTCATATCCGAAATATGCTTTAGGAATTTTAAGAGCAGCAAACATCTTATCACGTAAGTACTCTACGTCCTGCGTACCGTCGTAGTCGAGTCCTTTAGTTGTTTCAATACGAGTAGAGGTATCGTTACCTCGGACTGGAAGATAGAAGTCTTCCATCATGTTCTGCATATTAAAACGTAAGTTATACTGACCTGTCTGCTGATCAACGTAAGGAGTTTTCTTAATTTCGTTGATTGTTTTCTGCATGAACTGCTCAACTTCAGCAGGAGGAATGTTTCCTACGTTAATGTAGAACATTCTCTTCTCAGGTGCTCTCATTATACGATGAATTAACATCGCATCTTCCATAAGGGTGAGCTGTTTATATATCTTTCTAGCAGGCTCTAAATAAGAGCGACCGTACGGAAGGTAGTTAGTGTCCGAAATTAAACGGAAGTGAGCTACCTCATAGTTGTCTAAGTGAATTATATTCTTATTAGACTTAGGAATATAGTTAGGATCTTGAGAAGACGCTAATCCATCCGGGTCGATCTGGAATGTTACCTTAGCTGGTTCATTTGGATCTTCACCTTCTCGTCTAACCATATGGTATACGGTGTAGGGAAGTACATTGTATACTCCAAACTTTTCTGAGATCTCTAACTTAAGGAAAAAGTCTCCGTACTTACACATATTTCGAGTCCATGACCAAAGGTTAAACTCAATATTAAGTACGTCGTAAAACAGATTGTAAAGTACTCTCTGAATGTTTTCATCTGATGATCTTACTGAAAGGATCTCTCTCTGGTCATTCTTAAGAGTCGCCTCGTCCGCAATGATGTCTAATGCTGATGCAATGATAGGATCTGTGTCCATTGCCTCATAATCAGAGTACAGCTGAATCCGAAGAGTCTGGTAGTTAAGATTCGGATTAAAGATGTTTTTGTTATTGTAGATATAGAGTCGAGAAAATCTATCTAACAGAGCGTTAGTTTGATACTTTCCCGTAGTCTGTATCTGATTAACATCAGCTATTTTAAGCTGGTCCCCTCCAACGTTACGGACTACTACATCCGTAGAAAAAAGTCGTTGAAGTCTTGAAAATAATGAGGTATCTGCCATCAGATTATTTTTTATATAAATATGTTTATTTTATGAGCCAGGAGATGTCTTCCTTACCGTATCCTGTTTCTATAGAGTAAGGATTATCCATATGGGTCCTGGTAGTTATTACTGAGGGATTTCTTTGATTTAAGCTGTTAAATGATGATAACTGTGCTCTAGCTAAATCCATCCCTTGTTGTCTTAATCTAAGAGCAGTATCTCTAACATACAACCCTGTCGCAAAAGCCATAATTAAGTCATCGTTATAACCTACTTGGGCTTGAGCTTTTCCGTTCTTCCATATAAATACTCTCATCTCTTCTACTAATCTTTTAGAGAAGATAGTAACGGAACGATCTCTTACGTATTCCATCATCTTAGCTACAACCAGAGGTCGGGTACGAGAGGACATGGTAAAGCCGGGAACTAATCTATCGTTTTCAAATTTACTCATATACGACTCTACTGTCTCCATATTAGATTTAGAAGAGTAGTATAAATTACGATATTCTCTAGTTAATATCTGCTCTATAGTTGCCCATCCAATACTAGCATTTTCTACTATAAGCAGAGCATCGTTATATTCTGAGCCTATGGCTACTAATACGTTACCGAAATCCTTAGGGGACAACTTACCCTTATACTCAGCAACCTGTCGTGCTTCTTCTACATCAAATACGTGAAAGGTAGAATAGTCTGCTCCATCTCCTCTAGCAACGTCAGCTACTACCATATAGTCTTTAGTATAGTCGGGTGATTCCCATACCCAAAGGTTACCGTCGATACCACGTCTT